GCCCAAGGCATCCAAGGCATCCAAGGAAACACTGGTGCCACTGGTGCCCAAGGCATCCAAGGCATCCAAGGAAACACTGGTGCAACTGGTGCCACTGGTGCCCAAGGCCCTCAAGGAAACACTGGTGCAACTGGACCAGTTGGCGATTATGTAATTTCAGTAAGAGGACTTACAGGCGCAGTTGGATTAACAAATGGAAACGGTATAAACATAAGTGTTTCTGGGAATACTCTTACAATTTCAAATAGTGGTGTTTTGTCTGTAAATGGAAGTACCGGGGCCATTACTGCCGTTGCAAAAACGAATGTAGATAATTTCTTTAGTGTTGGTCAATCGATTAGCAATGTCGGAGGATATTGGGCAGTAAATGATGGACTTTATTTTACTGAAATAACGCCCGGTTATATTCAATTTTATGATGATTTTGGTACATATAACCAAAAATTATATCCAAACCCTACCGGGAACGGAAATGTATATCTTCCAATATCCGGTGGAACTTTAGCCCTAGCAAATAGCGTTGTAACATCATTTAATGGCTTAACTGGAGCCATCACCGGAGTTTCATCTATAAATGGAAAAACTGGAGCAATAAATCTTGCTGCAGGAACAAATGTCACAATAACAACTTCTGGAAATACTTTTACAATTTCTGCTGCTGGTGGTACTGGTGGTGGAGGTGGTGGAAATACAGCATTTATTATAGCTATGGCTACAGTATTATAAATATAGATGAAAATGTTAATTTTAGGAGTTAAAAATTGAAAAGACTTCTTGGAACTGATATATCTGGTTCTTATACTTTTAATCCAGCAGCAAAAACTGTAACATTTTCTGGATTACAATATTCATTGACTTTGGCAAATATTTTGCTCATAACAAATGTTACTGCAAATACTATAATTTATAATTTTGCAGATCCAGCAACAGGGGAAACAAGTTTTAACAATAACGTTTTAACTCTGACCTATAATACAGCATCCATGAATTCTACGGATGTTTTACAAATTTATCTGGATCTTGAAAGTTATGAAGAAAGTTTGGCAACACTCTTAAGAAGAATGAATAAACTTCTTGAAAGTAATGCTGTTGTAGATAATAAATTAAGACAAAGAGTAGTATTGGAAGCAGTAGGCAATAGCAACTCAGCGACATCTACAGAATGTGCTGCAGCAGTTCCTGTAACTGGTACAGTTGCTCTTCAGACTGTTACCGTAACAGCACTCCCCGGAACAAGCATAACGTCTGCAACCCCAGTTTTTGAAACTCCTGTAGACCAAAGATGGCGTATTATAGATGATGCAAGAAATTGTTATGCCAATCTGATCAGATCTAACTTGATATTCTCGTAATAGGAAAAGAAATATGCCTGTAACAAATCTTTTAAAGAAACAAATAGACCAACCAGTATTTGAATGGATGAGATTTTCTCCAATTACAACTTCTTCAGTAAATGGTTTGGCAGGACTTAATGGACAAACTGGTGAACGATATTTTTATATGGTTGATACTACAAACGTAAATTATCGTTATGATACTTGGAGTGATTCTTGGGAGCAAATTTCACCATTGCCAGTTTCTACTCTTTCTACATTTGTTAAAATGAGAGCTACCAAATCATATGGTCACAGAGGACATGTGATAAATGCTACATCTACAACTCTACAAATAGGTGGATGTGGATATGCAACAAAAGCGGCTGTTGGAATGAAAATTAGAATAGTTGCTGGAAAAGGTGCTGGACAAGAAAGAACAATAACTGCTGTAGCAGATCCAGTAATAGAAGATTTTGGTTACACATCAGCTGGTCAAAGCAATCTTATTACTGATAGCACCAAAAAGTGGAGATTTAATCAATATGATGGTTATACCTGCAGATTAATTAATGCAGGTTCTTCTGCTCAATTGCAAACAAGAAGAATACAATATAATAGCCAGACTGCAATAGTATTCAATGATACCAATTTTCAGCCTATCGATTGGTTTAACAATATGTCGTTTAATACGACTGCACCATATCCAACATCTGTAAGTACCTTGCATTATGTTATTGAATCAGTAAATTTGACTGTAGATACATCATGGTCAGTCACACCAGATGGATCTTCTATTTTTATGATAATGAGTGGTGGAGTTTGGTTGACAGAAGCCACAAATAGAAATACTCTATATTTTTATGACATATTGAGTGATACATGGATTCAAAAAACAGGAGTAGGTCTTGGAAGCGATACTTTTGGTGCATCTACCACAGATTTCGTAATGTGTTTGATAGATGAGGCTGGTGGACCACTTCTTGCTGGAGCAACTGCAACATCTGCAACATCCAAAACTCTTGTGAATACAGGAGCGACCATGGAGGTTGACCGTTATGCAAATCACCAAATTAGAATTACTTCTGGTACTGGTATAGGTCAGCAAAGAAGAATAGTTGCACATGGTGCAACTTTTATGAACGTAGAAAAAAATTGGGATATTACCCCAGATAGCACATCTCAATATCAAATTTGGCCTGATACAGATAAACTGTATTTTTTCCCAGCAAACGGTTATACAAATATAATGCAGCATTCGATTGATTCTGATTTGTGGTCATTTGGGCAGACCACTGATTATGGCGTTGCAAGAAGTATTAGTGCTTCTCCATATGCAGGAACATCATACGGTGCTCCTCACCAAGGGTATGCAGTTTCTTCAATCGTCAGAACTACCTCAGGTATTCTTTCTGGTTCAGTAAATGCTGGTGGAACAAACTATGTTGTTGGTGATCTTGTTACTTGTTCTACTACAGGAACAAACGGAACATTCTTTGTAACTTCAGTAAGTTCTACTGGTGCAGTTACAGGACTACAATTGGCAGCAAGCGGTTCTGGTTATTCTGCCGGTTCTTCTAATACTACTGGTGGTGCAGGGTCTGGCCTTACCATAACACTAACTGTTGGAACAACAGCGTTGGTTACAACTGCAACTAGCCATGATTTTAGAGATTGGGGAGGAGAACAAGTAAAAATTGCTGGCTGTGCAACCGACACGTCATTTAATGCAGTATTTTCAATTCTTGGTGTTGGATCTAGCAGCACATTTTCGATAGCGGCTCCGGCATCCTCTGCATCCCCTACAGCAGCAACATCACAGTCTACAACAGTTTTAGTTGATGCTGAGAAAACTTGGGCAGTAAATGAGCATGTAGGAAAAACGCTTAGAGTGTATACAAGTACTGGCGTAAACCCAACAAATATTCCTGCTTATAGAATTACTTCTAATACTGCAAATACTATTACTATATCTACAGCAATAACTACACCGACAAACGGACAGACACGATACGTAATTCATGAACCAAGTGGTATTGGTCCGATGGTCACTAGTAGAATAAAAAATAGAGAACCATATGGTTTTGCAACTTCTGGAACTGCTACAACTCTAGTAGACACAACAAAAAGTTGGACTAATAACCAATGGCAAAATTTTAGAGTTCGTATAACAGCAGGGACAGGTCTTGGTAATGAATCTGCAATTTCCTCAAATACATCAAATACTTTGACTGTGGCATCTTGGGGAGTAGCCACACCAGATTCTACTTCAAAATATGAAATAATGGATTCATTTGGAATAGCGACCAGCGGTTCATTTGGTGTAGTGAACGATACTTCAAAAAACTGGGGTACGAATCAATTAGTAGGAAAAAGAGCGTTAATTACAGGCGGTACAGCTAGAGGAAATATTCTTACAATAACTTCAAATACAGCAACTTCATTTTCTGGTGGTTCACAAACTGTAGACAGCACATCGACATATGTAATTTATGACCAACTTCCACGACAAACACAAATTTTTGAATGGTTATATGGAATGTCGGATTCAACAAAAAAAGGTAGATATATTGTTTCGCCTTTCAATGAAGCCACGACCACTCCATTTTTAATGGACTTTTATGATATACCTTTGAATAGATGGATATTATCATATAATTTCTCACCACTTGGTGTTGCAACAGGAACAGGCACCATGTATGCATATGATGGTGGGGACATTCTGTTTGTGACCATAGCGGCCACGGGTAGAATACATGAAATAAATTTAAGTACTTTACAAATGAATTCAGCTGGTCAGACGCCATATGCGCATGGTACGGCTCTTTTTAGACAAGGTATGCAAGTTTTAACTACGGACGATGGTCTAAAATATTTGTATATTCAACGTCACTCAGGAAATGAAATGTGGAGAACATTGAAATTCTGGTAAAGGATAATTATGGCACTTCAAAAAAAAATATATACAACAGAAAATACTGGAGCGTTTGCAGAATATTGGAAAGTTTCTGAAATTTCTGGAAATTGGTTAAACAAAAATATAACCATAAAAATTTCAGGATTCATATCAGAAGAAACAAGATTAAATCAAAAACTTCCATTGATTGAAAAAAGTTATGTTGTTGAAACAAACATGTTTGAGTTATATTTCAATCCGACCCAGATGGAAAATACAGATATAATAAAAAAGTCTTATGAATTTTTGAAATCAAATACTTATGAATTCATTGATGCTATTGATGTGTGATAAATATTCATAATGGCAATTGATTTTCCAACAAATCCTTCTTCTGGACAAACCTATGCTTACAGTGGCAGTGTTTGGACATATAACGGATATGGTTGGGACCGTACAACATCTGGAGGATCTGGTACGGCAGGGGCAACTGGTGCAACTGGACCACAAGGAAACACAGGAGCCACTGGAGCCACAGGTGCAACTGGACCACAAGGAAATACGGGATCTACGGGTGCTACTGGTGCCACTGGCCCTCAAGGAAATACTGGAGCCACTGGACCTGTTGGTGATTATGTTATATCATTCAATGGTCTTACTGGAACAGTAACTGGTGTAACCACAGGAACTGCAAATACATTTGGACCTCTTCAAAGTTTTACAAACGGTATAAGTGCATCTGGTGGAACATTTACAGATTTAAGAGCATCTGTTGCTTACATAGATTCAATTGAGCCAAAAACTCTGTTAGGAGATTTGAATCTTAGCTCGCCAGCAAATATCAACATTGATAATTTTGGTGGACTTATAACCATTGGTGATGTCAATGGAAATGTAAATGGAACAACCCTAATTGTCCGTGATGGAACAAATACAATAACAGCAAACGGACAACTTGTTTCTAGTGGAGCCTTTACTGCAAGCAGCACAATAACCTCTACAGGTACAATAAGAGCAAACGCGGGAATATCTGCCGCTGGTGGAACTTTCAGTAGTTTAACAAGATTTACTGCAGGAATTTCTTCTGCAGGGGCAACATTTAGTGGAAACGTAATTTTTGTAAATGGTCTTACAAGTAGCTCAAATATTAATTTACAAAATACTGAAATAATACAAAACACAACAAATGGTAGAGTAGATATAATGCCAAGGCCCACTGGGAGCACAGCATACGGAATCTACTTTGACACAACATCATGGGGCTTTGGTGTTATCATGGGAACTGTAAGATCCTCGGATAATGCCATTAACACGGGTGGTAATTTTAGATTTGATGTGCCGATAACAATATTACAAGATACAAGATTCCAGTTAGGATCCGATGGACATTATGGTTTATATAGAACCGATACTGGAAATAATACTGCACAACTTTATGCACTTTCAAACAATGCAAACAATAGCGGTGCATTTGCTTTAGTCGGATATTTTGATGTAGGTGCTGCAAATAGAAGTCCTGCTACTTCTCATACACACCCAAATCTTTACATTTATGCAAATGGAACAACAAGTGCAAATGATTTTATAAGATTTGAACATAATAACACTCAAGGAAATATGGTTTCAGGTGGAACCACAGGAATTTTGATACAACCTGGGTCTGGTATTGTTGGAATATCCGGTGGACTTAGTGCTGGTGCCTATCAATTAAACTCAAATGGAATAATTACATTAACCGGAGCAACATACACGTTCCAAGCCTCAGATAATGGTGAAGTACTAGTTCACAACAGAGGTTCCGGTGCAACATTTACAGTTCCAACAGGACTTCCAGTAGGATTCAGTTGCACTATAATTCATATAGGTACGGGTGGTCTTGGATTTACTGCAGCATCTGGTGTAACTCTTAACAGTTGGACGAATAAATATTCAAGCGTCGGACAACATGCAACTATTGGTTTGATATCTTATGCTACCAATGTATTCAATTTATCAGGTGGATTGACATAATGTTTTTACCATATCCTCGTGCAGCAAGTGTTGGAAGTTTTAGAAGACCTGTTGCTGGGGGAGCTGCGGCTCCAGTAAATGAAATAAATTTTACAACCACACTTAGTGGTGGAACTTTTGGATTTGTTACAAGTAATCGCACCATCACAATGAATACTAGCACTGGTTATTTGAAAGCAGAGTGGTGGGATGGGACTAGTACCATATATGGAAGCGGGGCCACTGGAACAGCCATGGATATACAAAAAAGTGTTGTTTCACCTTACAATAATACTTCTCCCAAATCAGTAAAAGTTTATTCATCAAATGTGTCTGGTACGAGAACGGGTGGTATTGAACGTATAGCCGTGACAAGTGTAGGACAAGACACAAATAAAATTACTTCTATCGATTTGGCTGGGTGTACTACTTTGGGAACGTATAATTTCAATGAAGATACAATAGAGAACACAGGTATCACCTCATTAACTTTTCCGTCAGCACCACTAACAACTCAAAACGGTCCTATTAGAGTAACTGGAAATACTTCTTTAACTACATTAGATATTAGTGGACGTACAGGTTCATTATATTATGTGATTAGCGGCAATACTGCTATGACTTCTTTAACTGCTACCGATTGTGGTAGAAATATAGAAAGTTATGGAAAAAATTATCCATTCTATAATGTTTTTGATATTAGAAATAATAATTTGGGTGCAACTGCACTAAATAATTTTTATACGGGTATAGCAACATCCCCCTTTGGTCTTGGATCAATTTTGGTTGGAGGAAATCCCGGAACTGGAACCGACAATCCTTCTATAGCAACTGCAAAAAATTGGACAGTCTACGGATCATAAAAATGCCATTATATTTTATCACACCAAATTATAGTCTCGCATTAATACCAAAATCTGGTTGTTCTACCTTTGCTAGATCCGTTGTAAAATATTTTCAACCACAAGATGATCATATGGTTTTAAATGCTGCCTATCCCGAGGGGAAAAATGCAAACAATACACAAATTCAATGGTTGGCAAACAGAGAATCAGCTCCATCAAAACAAATTTTAGCATTTATAAGAGATCCTTATGAAAGATTTTTATCAGCAATGGTACAAACTAATTTAACAAACATAGATGATCTTTTGTATTCATTAGAAAATAATTTGGTTGTTGAAAGGATTAATAGATCAAATCAAGGAAGAAGACCAATAACAAACAACGCTCACTTTAAACACCAATATACTTGGTTAAATTCAACTGCAAAATTATATAAGTTTCCAGATCATATTAATGAAGGTGCTTTAGAAGTCGGGTTTTCTTTACCATTGCCAGTTGTAAATCCTGCTGTAGCAGAAAAACCACAACCAACGCAAGCCCAAAAAGATAGAATTCTTGCATACTACGCAAAAGATAAAGAACTTTTTGATAAGATATCATCGCCCGGAATATTGTTTAGTGATATTTTAGATCCTTCTTGGTTGACTAATTAAAATACTGTGACATAATCTCTATATGTTTCTAGAATACACAAAAGAACACCCAACTGTCGTAGATCCAAATTTTCAAACCAAGATGGCAGCATGCTTTGATCTTGGAGCATATATTCCAGGAGGCGAAGAAGTAAAAATTTACTCTGGTAAGACCCCTATGTCTACCAAGCCCCTGCACTGTGGAGATCGGAATGAGGACTATATCGTCCTAATGCCCATGGAACGAGCTTTAATCCGCACAGGGCTGACCTTTAAGATCCCCGATGGATACTCTATCCGCCTTCACCCACGCTCTGGAATGGCTTTAAAGTACGGTCTGACGCTTGCTAATTGCGAGGGTGTAGTCGATGAAGATTATACCTTTGAGACCAAAATTATCATGCTGAATACCAGTAATGATCATATCAAAATTTACAATAGAGATCGTATTGCTCAGGCAGAACTTGTTAAGTACGAACAACCACGGTTCCTAGAGATCTTTGAAACGATCACCAAAGAATCAAATAGAAACGGTGGTTTTGGTTCGACTGGCGTGTAAATTATTATGCATTTATGACAATAGTCAGAGATAGTGTATTGCTGCAAGCAGCATTTGAATCCGTGACATTAAAAAGTCTAAAAGTCGCACTTGACGCATTGGTTTCTGCAGTTGCGTCTCCAAAAATTTGTAGTGTATCACCAGATGCAAATGTAACTGCTCCCGTTGATGTATTTTGTGCCCATGTGGTCAAAACACCGCCATTTTTCTTATATTTGATTACAGTTACACCAATACTTCCAGTAAGAATGTTCCATTTCAAAGCAACTGGTGTGGTATTACCAGAAATTGTGAAAGTTGGTGTCAGAGCATTGTCACCGATGGCGTTATCAATATTTTGAGATGTTGGAGAAAATGTTAATGTATTAATGGTTGGTATTGAAGCGGAAGTTGCTACTGTTGGCTCTGCGCCATCAGAAACTCCATAATCCATCATGGCATACATGTCTTGGAATGCAATGTTGTTCATTTGCATGCCATTATTGGTATTCACCCAAGATTGTGTATTATCATTCCAACTAAATGGACCCATAGGTGTTGATACAATTTTTGGACCATAACCGCGTGTTGGAGCAACTTGCTCGTTCATTGCGGCAAAAAACGTTTTCATTGTATCTTTAGCACCCATTATTCTATCTCTACCATATTTATGCTTATTTGTTTAAATTATCGTTTTCTGCTTTTTGCTGTAATTATACCTAAAGCCGTAAAAGTAAGAACTTCAGGACCGGGTGGTTCTGGTACAACTAGACCGGGATTCAAAGATCCCATACCATAATATTCACCAAATCCGTAGTTGATTCCTAGACCAAGGGTTGTACTATATACATCAAATGGTAACGTACTTGGTGTAAGGAATGCAGAGCGTGTATCTGTAATATTGAATAAATTAGCATTTATTGGTGTTTCTATTGATAAATTTTGATTGCTTAATGAAGCAATATTTTGAATTGTTTTTTGTGGAATTGAAGGAACAGTTATGTCTGCTTGTTTTTCTTGTTGTTCCAATTTTTTATTTTCTACAGCAACAAGATCTTCTTTATCAAATTTGCCTTGTTCTTCTTTTGCAATCGGTGGTTTTGGAGACCATGGAGTTATTTCAATAGGATCACGGAATGATGTTTTTACTGGATCTTTTTTATCTTGAACTGGCTTACCTTCAGCAGAAGCCATAGCATCATTCATAGCATTTAAAGTAGATAATACTGCTTTTGTTCCCTGCTCTCCTAAAAGGGTCAAAGCACAAGTGCATACAATAGTTAAAACATAAAACTTCTTTTGAAGTTTTTTTAGACTTTCTTTTGCTTCAATACAAGTTTTGGCGCAAGTTTCACAACCGTGAGAGTGATTGCTCATGTTAGTCCTTTCTTATAGACTGACAGACTAATCTAAATTCTCAACGGGTATAATCTTAACTATTTATGCTTATGGCTTATCTTCTGGAACTATAGGAACCTGTTTTGCTTTAGTACCTGGTTCGGCTTCTATACAGTTGACTGGTTTAAGAACAAATGTTCTTACACCCCACATTAGAGCAATTATGGCAACTGGGCCGTACCAGAACAACCAACCATAAGATTCGGTTTGTGCACCTGGTTCTGCAATTTTATCCTTTAGAGCCATCATTACAACGTTGTCAGAAGTATGATCTGGGATGATGACAGGATCAGAGCTGCAGCCAGCAAGAAGAATCATTGAAATTAGAAATAGAAATAGTCTCATGGTTCACTCCTTATGACTTGTTGTTGGCTGCTGCAGAGCCAAAGTAGAATCCTACGATACTGAGAAGAACTTCACGGTTTTCTGATGTCCAGAAGAAACCATTAATTTCTACGAAAGCCTTCTTGGCCGTTGCTGGGATCAAACCAAACAAAGCCTCTGGATTCTTGACATCAACTTCTACGAAAGTAGGGACGCCAAAGAACGGAAGAATGAAAGGTGCTGCAAAGGCACCAAATAGAACGACAAGTACAATGATTTGGCGAACGACACGGCCTGCGTCAAGGGGAACTCTTTGAGCTGCCTTATCTTGATTTTCAGTTGTTTGTTTGTTGGCTGTAATAAGCCTTTCGAATATTTCCTTTTGATCTTGGCTCTTTTGTGCCATATAACGAAAAAGAAATCCCGTAACTCCGCCACCTACCATGCTAATCAATTCTGGTGAAAACATAATCTATACCTCAATTCTTTTGATATGAAAGTTGTACCTCAATCGAATCACGAATAGATGCAAAGTGTGTCATAAACTTCTCTTCCTGAGCCAAGTCTGGGGCATAATCCTTGTGCCACTGAACTAATACGAACCCTACGTTGACATGTTTATTTTTTACTGGAAGACACGCAACATGTGAAATATTTTCATCTTCAAAGAAATGTTTGGTGTAACTATTTGCAGGCATTGCTGCAACACAGTAGATCATCGGTTTGTTTTCTAAAATTCTTGTCAATAATGGAATAAAGAGAGAGCAGAGTGTGTTCTTGAACTTCAAAATTTGGGATGTATATCCTTTGTGTGAAGATTCATGGGTTATGGAGAATTTACGCATGGAGATACCATCCATAAAATATTCTCCGTTGTGAAATTGCAACACACTGGCTCTCATCGAATTGCTGGTTAGGCGAAGTTCTGTTAGGAGTTCATTTATTTCACTGTGGATTATTATAAAATTATCTGTCTTTTTTCTAGACTTCCAAAATTTTTTAACTCCCAAAGTTAGACCTAATAAGCCTGCAACTCCTATGGCAATATTTTCTACAGTTTTTGGAAATTCTAGAAATGACGACATTAAAAACTCCGTGTCTTAATATTTATAAGTTGACAATCCCCTATTATGGTGTACACTAGGAGCCTATGATGAAACGAGAGCAACTATTCGAATTACACCAAAATATGTGCATGGAAGCCCTTGAATTGATGCGTAAGAAGAACAATGATTACGCAAACGGGACTGACCCATTTCTAAATTTTAGACGGGCAGAATATTTGGGTTTTGCCACGGCAGAACTTGGCGTTCTTATTCGCATGACGGATAAAATGTCAAGAATTTCTACCTTTCTGAACAAGGGCGAACTTTCTCTGGAAAATGAGAGTGTTCAGGATGCGATTGTTGACATAATTAACTATAGTGTTATACTTGCAGGTCTGCTCAAGGACAGAGAAAACAAGGCTCAATGAAATTTTATACTGGTTGTGCAATTAAGGGGAACAAGATTCTTGTTCGTGGCTATGGCAATGGCAAGCGGTTTACCGATAGCGTTGCTTTTAAGCCATCACTATTCATCAGGACCGATGATTCCAGCCAGTATAAGACTATGACAGGAATCAACGTCAAGCGCATGAAGTTTGACAAGATTTATGACTGTCGTGAGTTTCTAGACCAATACCGAGAGTTGGAGGATTGCCCGATTTATGGGAACACAGATTTCATTACTCAGTATCTATTGGAGACTTATCAAGGTGAGGTGGAGTATGATCTTTCCACCATCAAGATAGCCTACTTCGACATTGAGTGTGAATCTGAGGGTGGCTTTCCGGATCTAGAGAATCCGAATGAACGGATCAATCTTATCACGGTGAGAATTTCTGGTTTGAATTATGTGATCGCCATGAAGCCACTCAATCTTCCGACTGGCTGCAAGTTCATTCTTGCGGCCTCTGAAAAAGACCTGATTGAGAAGTTTTTCAAAGTTCTCAAGAAGGAAGACCCTGATATTCTCACGGGATGGAATATCAAGTTGTTCGATATCCCCTATATAATTGGTAGGGCTAGGCTTTTCTTTGATGACAAAGAAATCCAGAGTTGGCTTCCATTTGAGTTGTTGAAAGAGCGGATTACGAACATCGGTGGCAAGGATTTCAAGATCTTTGAAATGCCGGGTTACACCATTTTGGATTACATGGATCTGTACAAGAAGTTCTCTGGTACGAGTCAGGAAAGTTACGCTCTGAACTTCATTGCAAAGGCGGAACTAGATGAACAGAAACTGGACTACAGCGAGTATGGCTCTCTTCGGGAGTTTTATACTAAAGACTTTCAAAGATTTGCGGAATATAACATCCAAGATACTGAACTGGTTGAAAGACTTGACAATAAGCTCAAGTTGATTGACTTGGCAGTTTCTATTGCATACGAGGCAAAGATCACATTCGATACTGTGTTCTTTGCTACCCGTATCTGGGAAACCATCTGCTGCGACTATTTGTTGCAGAGAAAGATTGTTCCGCCCCTGAAGACCAAGTATGCAAAGGATGACCAGTTTGTCGGTGCATACGTCAAAGAGGTTACTCCCGGACTGTATAAGAATGTCGTAAGTTTCGACGCAACCAGTCTGTATCCCAGCATCATCATGGGCTGGAATATCTCACCGGAAACCTGTATTGTCAAGAACTCATCTTTGAATGCAGATGACTTCCTGAAAAGCCAGAGACAAGACATCCCAAACATGATTGCGGACGCTAAGAGCCAAACTGCATGCTTGGCGTGTAATGGGTCTTTCTTCACTAATAAAGTTCGTGGCTTCATTCCAACTCTTATTGAGATTACTTTCAATCAACGCCAAGAGGCCAAGAAAAAGATGATTGCTTTGGAGAAGCAGTATGAGGAATCCAAGAACAAGGACCTTATTCCTCGGATTGCTGCCCTGAAGATTCGTCAGTCAGTCAAGAAGATTTTGGCTAACAGCCTTTACGGTTGCTTGGGAAATCCTGCGTTTACATATTCATCACCGGAACTTGCAACCGCAGTTACAGTTACAGGCCAGGTTATTATTCGCACCGCCGAAGGCGAGATGAATAACTACATCAACAAGGTGATGAAGAATGGCCAACCAAAAGATTATGTAATCGCTGTCGATACCGATTCTGTGTATTTAAACCTTGACGATATTATTACCAAGGTTTCTAGCAATACCAAGGTCAAGGATGTTACATCATTCGTTAACGAGATCTGTGAGAAGAACATTCAGCCACAATTGACCAAGGCAATGACAGATCTTTGCTCTAGATTGAACTGCAACGAAAACAAGATTTCTTTCAAACGTGAGGCAATTGCTTCTGCCGGAATGTTCATCGCCAAGAAGCGGTATGCTCTACTAGTTTATGATCTTGAAGGTGTTAGATTCACCGATCCCAAACTTAAGATCATGGGCCTTGAAACTGCCCGCAGCAGCACTCCTGCAATCGTTCGTAACAAACTAAAAGATTGCATCAAGATTATCCTTACGAAAACTCCCGAGGAGTTGCGACAGTTTGTGAATACATTCTATGATGATTTTATGAAATTACCTTTGGAAGATGTCGCAGCTCCTCGGGGTGTTAAGGGTATTGGTAAATATAAGGACAATACAAATATCTACAAGTCAGGTACTCCAATTGCTACAAAAGCTGCGTTGCTGCACAATTCGTATATAAAGAAGATTGGCATCGACAAGGAAGTTGCACCTATTGGAGAAAATGATAAGATGAAGTTTGTATTTGTCAAGATCCCAAATCCTTATGGAACTGGTGGTCGTGATGGAGTCATTGGCTTTATCAACAAGCCCCCTGCAAAGTTTGGTCTTGAAAAATACATTGATCGTAAGAAGCAATTTGAGAAAACATTTGGTGAACCTCTCGACAATATTCTTGAGGCTATCAACTGGTCAATAAAAGAAGAAGTCACACTTGAATCCTTCTTTGGATGAGGTATAATGTTGGTATGGGATATTCGACTTCAAGAAATTACAACTCCACTACACTTTCTTGGTCCGCTTTTGATGGTGGCAGAACTACACCAGTTTATCATGATGGACTAGAATTTAAATCCATAGAACTTGATTACAATCATGCAACTAGAAATGTATATGTTAAAGCTATTGCATTTGCATACAGTGCGGGCACAAGAACAGAACTCAATCTTCCAATATTTGCTATAAGTGAAGCATTTTTGGAAAATTTTGGATTTGATGTGAAGCATATCGTGAATCCACAGAATTCCACGATAACGGACTTTGTTGACGTTGTTGGAAAGATTGGTATGTGGCAAGAGGGCGTGCAAAGATTGTATAAAAGTTTGCCCGACAATAATAGAAATCAGTTGAAAAAAGAATTGGAAGAAAAAGATAGACGAATCCAAGAACTGGAAGAAATTATTCATGATCTCAAGGAAGATCTTGAAATGGCAAGAGCACTTGCTGTAGAGATTTAATAATATGAAAAATTATGTTGATTGTCACAAATTGAATAGATACTGCACTGATGAAGTTACCAACATCATTAGTGAACAATTTAAAGATGTCCCATTGATTGAAAGAATTGATGCTGTATCATATTCACAAATGTTTTCTTTTTGGAAATATATCCAAGAAACTTTATTCTTGGCATCCGAAGAGATAAAGAGATTGAATGCTAGAATAAAGGAATTAGAGGAAAAGAATGTCAAAATATCTTAAAAACTTAATTAGCAAGATTGATAACCCAGACGCAACCCTAGTATCTGAAGGTATTGATGGTGCCGATGTTTCAGGCTTCATCGATACAGGTTCATATGCTCTGAATGCTCTGCTGTCGGGATCAATCTTTGGTGGATTACCTAACAACAAGATCTCTTGCTTGGCAGGAGATCCGGCAACAGGAAAGACCTTCTATGCCATTGGCATCGCAGGCCAGTTCCTAAAGGATCACAAAGATGGTGTTGTGATTTATTTTGATACCGAACAGGCAGTTACCTCCGATATGTTCACTGCCCGTGGAGTTGATCCTGAGCGCATAGCGGTCATTCCTGTTGCCACAATCGAAGAGTTCAAGACTCAATCCCTCAAGATTGTCAATGACATTCTTGAGCAGCCAGAGGACGAGCGAAAGCCAGTCTTCATGATTCTTGACTCACTTGGAATGTTGTCTACCCGCAAGGAGATGACTGACTCTGCTGAAGGCAAAGATGTCCGTGACATGACCAAGGCCCAGCAGACCAAGGCAACCTTCCGTGTTCTTACCCTTAAGCTTGGAAAGGCAAAGATTCCCATGCTTCTCACCAATCACACATATCAAGTAATTGGTGCGTATGTACCGACCAAGGAGTTGGGTGGTGGTATTGGTCTGAAGTATGCAGCCAGCAATATTCTTACTCTCTCAAAGAGCAAGGATAAGACTGATGAAGGTGTAGTTGGTAACTTTATCAAGTGCACTAATTATAAGAATCGTTTTGTCAAGGAGAACATGAATGTTGAGACTCGTTTGAATTATTCATCCGGTCTCAGCAGATATTATGGTTTGACTGACCTAGCCTTGAAGTATAATATATTCAAGAAGGTATCGACTCGCGTTGAGTTGCCAGACGGTACTAAGGTATTTGAGAAGAATATTGATGATGAACCTGAGAAGTATTTTACAAAAGAAATATTGGAAAAACTTGACAAAGAAATTCAAAAGGATTTTAAGTATGGGCAAAGCAGTTGATTTTGATCTACTTCCCGATGAGACTACAGACCTGACAAACACTTGTCCTATTCTCATCAAAAGTGGAAAGTTTAAAGATATTGTATATCGTTATGGAAAGATTTCTTTCCAAGAACTAGAAGATGGTGCATTGAATGTGAACATGGAGGTAGAAATGATTAAGGCACCTGAAGGATTTAATCAACAAGATCCTGAGTTTACTCAGACTGTTGGCGATATCTTTACTAAAATTGTAGAAGATCAAGTTACAACAGTTGATGAAAAAGATCTTGAGGCAGATGTTCACGAAGACCAAGTGGACAAACCCTAATTAGGTGATATACTAACAACATGGAAACAGTTATTCTAAAGAACCTAGTTCTCAATGAGGACTATGCTCGCAAAGTCGTCCCATTTCTTCAGGAAGAGTACTTTCATGACAAGGCCGAGAAAACGGTCTTTAATATTGTTAGTAAGTTCATTCTGAAATATAACAATATTCCGACCAAGGATGCAGTACACATCTCTCTTGAGAATGATACTGCTCTTTCCGAAGTTGAGTTCAAGAAGTGTGTTTCCATTTCTGATGAAATGTACAAACAGGGTGAGATGTCAGACACCATCTGGCTTGTGGAGAACACTGAGAAGTTCTGCAAAGAGAAGGCCATATACAATGGTATCATGGAATCAATCGGTATCATTGAAGGCAAGGACAAGGAGAAGACACAGAATGCCATTCCTGAAATCATGTCAAAAGCTCTTTCTGTTTCGTTTGATACTCGTGTCGGCCATGATTTTCTAGAAGATGTAGATGAGAGATATGAATATTATCATAGAGTCGAAGAAAAAGTTCCTTTCGATCTTGAAATGTTTAATGTCATTACTCGTGGGGGTGTTCGTAAAAAGACCCTTAATGTAGTCATGGCAGCTTCAGGTGTTGGTAAGAGCGCATTCTTATGCCATCATGCAGCAGCGTGCTTGGCACAAAATTTGAATGTTCTTTACATCACTCTTGAAATGGCTGAAGAGGAAATTGCAAAGCGCATTGATGCAAACTTGCTCAACAGCGATATGCATGATCTTGAACGTATGCCTTTGACCCAATATGAGAGCAAGGTTGACAACTTGAGAAAGACTTGCCGAGGTAAGTTGATTATCAAGGAATATCCTACTGCTGCTGCAAACGTAACTCACTTCCGAAATCTTATGGAAGAATTAAAGATTAAGAAGAAGTTTGCACCCGATGTAATCTTTGTAGACTACTTGAACATCTGCTCCTGTGCTCGTTTCAAGTTGGGCAATGGTATGAACAGTTATACCTACGTCAAGGGCATTGCAGAGGAATTGCGTGGCCTTGCCAAGCAGTTTAATGTACCCCTCTGGACAGCCACTCAGGTTAACCGTGAAGGTGCTAAGAGCAGCGACATGGAGATGACAGATACTTCTGAAAGTTTTGGTCTACCACAGACTGCAGACTTGTTCTTTGCTCTGATTGAAACAGAGGAACTTGCAGAGGCTGGCCAGTTGATGGTCAAGCAACTTAAAAATCGTGGTAATGATACCACAAAGAATAGAAAATTCCTTGTTGGTGTAAATAAATCTAAGATGAAATTTTACGATGTTGATAATGCAAATAATAATTTGGTAAATTCAAATAACACAGGTGAAGAAGGCTTTGGTTCTGGCTTTGATGGATCAACTTTTGATACACAATTTGGCAAGAAGAAGAACAAAGTTGTCAGTTGGACATTTGAAGAGACCAAGTGATGAGTATATATATCGATAAGAAGTATGTGAATCTTGTTTCTGGTTCCCTTGAGAAGTTTAAGTGGAAGAAGGAGAACCTTGCTACTTGCCGATGCTTCAAGTGCGGGGACTCAGAAAAGAACAGGACGAAGACAAGAGGTTACTTCTTCGAACACAAAGGAAAATATGTTTACAAGTGTCATAATTGCGGATTTGCTTGTGGCGTATATGGTGTTCTTGAAAGTGTCAGCCCGAATCTCTGCAAAGAGTACGCGTTTGAAAACTTTAGAGAAAAAGAACCAGAACGACCAATCGAACAACCAAAACCTAAAGTTGAAAGTCTATTTACCGATCTCGGAATTAGGCTTGACAGGCTAAACCCAGATCACAAGGCAGTTAAATATGTGGAATCTCGTGAAATTCCGAAAGAAAAGTATTGTAACTTTTATTACTGTAATGATTTTAGTAAGATCCTGCGAACTTTTGGCAAAGACGGCAGACAGGAAGCTAGATTGGTTATTCCTTTCTATGATGAAGCCGGAGAGTTATTGGGTGTCCAAGGGAGATCGCTGGAAGATCAGTGCAAAGATTCTATCCGCTATATCACGCTCAAACGACAGGGTTGCGAGAACCTTTGGTATAATCTAGACAAGATAGACCCCAGAGAAACTGTGTATGTTACTGAAGGTCCTATCGATTCTATGTTTATCCCAAATGCTGTTGCTATGCAAGGTGCAAAGTGGATGGACGAACTTCCCGAGAAAATCAAGAAGTCAAAGGTTGTGTTCGTCTTCGACAATGAACCACGCAACGAAGAGATCGTGAATATCCTTGGAAAGTATATTGACTCTGGAAGAAACGTTGTGGTTTGGCCAGAGGAGATAAATAAGAAAGATATCAACGATTTAGTTTTGGCATATGGCATCTCCAGAACTGTTAGTCTAGTAATCAACAATGTTTATTCTGGACTAAAGGCAAAGATGCGTTATACTTATTGGAAGAGAGTTTAATATGGAAAATAATGAAGAATTACCGGAAGACATGTCTGAAGAAATGTTAGACATGATCAGCAAGGCTTACATAAATTTTACAGGAAGATTCAGCGACTACATCAAGGAGATGGATCCTGAACTGTGGCAGCGTGCAAGAGCATATGCTGCTGACTACGTTGATGTTCCTGGTGTTACTCTTGAAATTATTGATGATAAGGATGATGTGAATGACGACGGAAATTCCAACGCCTCCGGCGCAGACTGATATTAAAGTTCTTGATCACGGCCATGTTCAATTGATTGATTACATGGGCAGCGATCTTTCTGTTGTGAATGCAGCAAGAGTTTCTTTTAACAAAGAGAGTTCTTGGGATACCGATCCTACTTGGACTGGAGCGCAAAAGAAAGTTCTATCTGAAAAGGATCAAAAACTTATTTCCTATCTTGCAAAGCATAATCACTTCACACCATTCTGTCATCCACAGATAAGTCTCCGCATCAAGTGCCCAATCTTTGTTCGGGCTCAACTTGGTAAGCATCAGGTTGGTCTTGTGATGAACGAGGTGAGTCGTAGATATGTTACCTACGAGCCAGAGATCTATACACCAATGTGGAGATCTGCCCCGACTAATGGAGCCAAGCAAGGAAGCAGCGGTCCTATGGAAGACATGGACAGATGTATTTCAATGCGTAATGAGTATATCACCGTCGCAAATGAATGTTTAAAACTTTATAATGATTTGATAGGAGACGGCGTTGCACCAGAACAAGCAAGATCAATTTTACCACAAGGCACATACACGGAGTTTGTATGGACGGGCTCTCTGTATGCCTTTGCACGCGTTTATAATCTTCGAATTGATGCACACGCTCAGTGGGAGATTCAAAAATTTGCTCAGGCAATTGACAAAATTTTGTCTCCAATTTTTCCAGTATCTTGGCAAACTTTAACACAAAAATAAATTAGGAATTATTATGATATATTACAACAATTACACCTTTATTTCACGCTTTTCTCCATATCTTCCTATGTGGGATGCATATGAATGTACTCTTTCTAGTTTTGGCAGAGTTCCAGAGACTAAATAAAGTCACCAACCAAGGAGTTACATAATATGGCAGAAAATTTATCACCATTCCAATCGTTCATTTTTATCTCGCGGTATTCACGCTGGCTTCCAGAGAAGAACCGTCGTGAAACGTGGGATGAATGTGTACAACGCTGGTGGGATTACTTTACATCAAAGGTTCCTCAACTTGCTGAACGACCAGACGTGAAGGAAGCAATTCTAAATCTAGAAGTTCTTCCTTCTATGAGAAGTCTCATGACTGCTGGCCCAGCACTTGATCATGATAATACTTGTTTGTACAATTGTTCATATCTACCAATCGATTCTCTTGATTCGTTTGCAGAATTGTTTGTTGTTCTGATGAATGGCACTGGTGTTGGTTATTCTGTTGAACACCAATATACAGATAAACTTCCATCAGTTGCAAACAAGATTGAGAAAAACTTTGACAATGTTATTGTCGTAGAAGATTCAAAGGAGGGATGGGGAAATGCTATCAAGACTCTATTGGCGAATCTATACGAAGGTCGTCACCCTAAATGGGACCTATCTAAAATTAGACCCGCTGGAGCTAGACTACGCACTTTTGGTGGCCGTGCTAGCGGGCCTGCTCCTCTTGACAACTTGTTCAAGTTTGCAGTGAAGTTGTTCTACAACGCCCAAGGTCGTAGACTTACTGCTCTTGAGTGCCACGATCTCTGCTGTGCCATTGCCAATGCAGTCATCGTCGGTGGTGTTCGTCGTTCTGCCATGATCTCGTTGAGCGATCTATCTGATCGTGAGATGGCTCTGTGCAAGAGCGGTGCATGGTGGGAGCAAGCAGGCTTCCGTTCATACGCCAACAACTCAGCCATTTACCGTGGTCGTCCACCAATGGGCCAGTTCCTAGAGGAATGGACATCGCTTTACAATAGCCACAGCGGTGAGCGTGGTATGATCAATCGTAAGGCTCTACAAACACAGGCTGCTATGTGGGGCCGTGATGAGAACTGCGAGTATGGAACCAATCCATGTGCAGAGATTATTCTCAAGCCGTTTGAATTCTGCAATCTTTCAACTGTTGTTGTTCGTCCAGATGACACTTCAGCAACATTGAAGAGGAAGATTGAAATTGCTACAATCATTGGTACGGTTCAATCAACATTTGTAAACTTCCCATATCTTCGTCCAGATTGGAAGAAGAACTGTGAAGATGAAAGATTGCTTGGTGTTAGCATGACAGGCATCTTTGACAACAAACTTACAAGCGGGCTTGAAGGCAAGCCAAAGCTTGTCAGACTTCTTGAGAATCTTCGTGATCATGCCACGGCAACAAATCTCAAGTGGGCAGAGAAGTTGGGTATCAATCCTAGTAAGTCCATTACTTGCGTTAAGCCAGAGGGAACTACTTCGTGCTTGGTTGATTCCGCTTCGGGATTACATCCTCGCTATGCGGATTATTATTACCGCAGAATTCGTCTGGACAAGAAAGATCCTTTGTATCAACTAATGAAGGATCAAGGAGTCCCCTGTGAGGACGATGTAATCAATCCAACATCTACTGCTGTGTTTACTTTCGCAATGAAGGCTCCCAAAGGTACAGTTACCACTGAGCAACTTCGTGCACTAGACCACTTGGATCTTTGGAAGATTTATCAAGAGCATTATTGCCACCACAAGCCATCTATTACCGTAAACTACAAGGACAGCGAGTTCCTTGAAGTAGGTAACTGGCTATGGGACAACTTCGATGTCGCAACAGGCATCTCGTTCCTCCCTGGTGGCGATAGTCACACTTATGCTCAAGCACCCTTTGAGCAGATTGATTCAGCAACCTATTCGACACATCCCAAGGTTAAAGTTAACTTTGGTAATCTGTCGAAATACGAGGCTGAAGACAATACTGAATCAGCAAGAGAGTATGCTTGTAGCGCTGGCGGTTGCCAGATAGTGTGAGTTAAGAAAAAATCTAAAGATTTTTACCCCCGCAAGGGGGTTTTTTCATATAAATATTAATGCCATGAGTTTGAGGGCTCTAATCCTCGCTCTGATGTTGGCGACAAGCACGGCTTGCAATTCGCTATCGTCTCCTCAAAATAAAGTTGAAGAACCGGAAAAAACACAAGGAGTAGCGGAAGTCCCCGCCTTTCTTTTGGATTCATCGAAGTACGATTCCATAGACAAGTCTGAGGACGACCGCTACTCCTGTGTAGGTGCTTTGGTAACTCCCAGTTCAAAAATAATTGGTTCTGCTGTACTTATTCACCCAAGAGCAATACTTACAGCACAACATTGTTTTGCATTATCACAAGAAAAACCAGCATACTATTTAAGTCAATCCGGTCAACTGATAAGAATAGTTAAAGTATTTTTGAAGCAACCATACAACGAATTTATTGCTTGGAATGATATTGCTCTTTGCATACTTGAAGAGGATTGTTACGACCCACCATCGGAGATTATGCAAGATGGGTTTGATCTTACTCCAGGCGAAAACTTAACAACTGTTGGCTGGAGTCTTGGATATAAAAAAGTAAGTGAACTAGGAGTTATGAAATATTATGGTTCTTTGATAGAGGACCGTGGATACATCATGAGAATGCTTGCACAGAAGGGATCTGTTTATTATGGGGATTCTGGTGGTGGAGTATTTGAAGACACCGGAAAACTTTGTGGCATAATAAATTTCTTTAGACTAGACGGCGACTCAAATGAAATTTTAGACAACGGGGCTGCTAGAGTCGATGTCCAATATAATTGGATAAATCAAATATTGAGCAAAGAAGTTTGTGGCTGGCCATGGTTTGAATAAATACATTAGAGGCCATGTTTACTATGATGATCGGTATTGACTACTCTATATCCTGCCCGTGTTTATGCCTTTATGATGAACGTAAAGAGTTTAAATTTGATAACTGCTTTTTTTATTATTTGACTAATACTAAAAAATATGCAGATAAAATTGCTCCAAATATTACTGGAGAATCTTTTCAGGAATATGTGGCCGATGTAGATCGGTTTGACACAATTTCTGAGTGGGCATCAAATTTGTGTGTGGGTGCTGC